AATTTTAACAGCAAACTCTAGTTCTGCTACTGGTAACTTGGGTGCATGGAACACTGGAAGCAGAACCACATACTACAGTCAAACAACTACACAAACAACCTACTATACACAGGTCAACTATTCTGGCGGTGGAGACCTATTCGGTTCAGGTACTTCTATCAGAGTCGGCGATAACAGAACAGATATAACTATATCAAGTGGTGGAACAAACTATTCAAATGGCGAAACAATTTACAAAAAAACATAAATTTTTGGTTTACTAAACATCTTTTTTGTAGTATAATTATAATATGATTGATTTGAAAAGTATACACGAAATGTGGTCGAAAGACTGCGAGATCTCTCAAAGCAAATTAGACGAGTCTTCTCGTGCCACTCCAATGTTACACTCTAAATACTTAGAGCTTCTTACAACTTATAAGCTAACACTCAAACGTGCAGAGTTTGAGCAGAAAAAGCTATTGAAAGATAAATGGCTTTACTATAATGGCAAGATGGACCAAGAACGAGTCGAAGAACTCGGTTGGAAACCTGATCCCTTTGATGGTCTGAAGATTCTAAAAGGAGAGATGGACTACTATTACGATAGCGATCCTGAAATCCAAGACTCTGAAGGCAAAATACAGTATTACAAGACCGTTATAGATACATTAGAAGAGATAATAAACACTCTTCGATGGCGACATCAAACGATTGGTAATATGATCAAGTGGAAACAATTCGAGTCTGGAAATTAAATCACGCTAACTTTCAAATAGAATGCGAATCAGGCGCAGCTCAGGAACTAAACGAGTACTTTAGTTTCTATGTGCCTGGTTATAAGTTCATGCCTGCATACCGTAATCGTATGTGGGATGGTAAGATACGACTCTTTACATTGAGAGATCGTACTTTACCTGCAGGTTTATTTTATCATTTAAGCGATTTCTGCGAAAAACGAGGATATATACTGGAGTCAAAGTCATCAACTTATGGAGCTCCAGATGATCGAAATGTCGTTAGGCCAGACTCTCTTAGGCTATTTACTAACAGCCTTAATCTTCCTTTCAATCTTCGCTCCTATCAGTTTGGATGCGTTGGCGAAGCGTTGGTCAGAAAAAGAGGAATCCTCCTCTCCCCCACCGGATCAGGAAAATCCTTCATAATTTACAATATCATTCGATATTGGCTAGAACGATTAGCAGATACTGCAGCTAATCGTGTACTCATTATTGTTCCTACTACATCTCTTGTCGAACAGATGCACAGTGATTTTATGCAATACGGGTGGGATGAAGATTCTATGCATAAGATATACTCAGGAAAAGATAAGAATAATAAGACTGCGAAGTGCGTTATTACTACGTGGCAGTCTGTACACCGATTGCAAAAAGACTGGTTTCAACAGTTTGGCTGTGTTATTGGTGATGAGTGTCATGGCTTTAAGTCGAAGTCATTGATGAATATCATGAATAAATGCACAGAAGCAGAATATAGGTTCGGCACTACAGGTACATTAGATGGCTCACAAACACATGAATTGGTCTTACAAGGGCTGTTCGGTAAGATTTACAAAGTCACAACCACGCGTGAACTACAAGATAACGACACTTTGGCAAAACTATCGATCAGGCGACTCGTTCTTGATTATGACGAGAAACTCAAACAAGACTTTGGGAAACAGACATACCAAGAAGAGATCGACTTTATCGTTAGCAACGAAAAACGGAATAAGTTTATACGAAACCTAGCCCTCGATCTCGAAGGCAATACGCTTGTACTTTACAACTATGTTGATAAACATGGTAAACCTCTCTATCACATGATTAAAGATAAAAGTGAAGAAGATAGGAGAGTGTTCTTTGTTTCAGGCGACACACAAACTTCGGATCGTGAAGCGATACGAGGCATAGTAGAGAAACAAAAGAACGCAATCGTAGTGGCTTCTCTCGGTACATTTAGTACTGGTATAAATATTAGAGAGTTACATAATATCATCTTCGCCTCACCATCGAAGTCTCAAATACGAGTACTACAATCGATTGGTAGAGGATTACGAAAGAGCAGTGATGGAAGGGAAACAGTCTTATACGACATCTCAGATGATCTGAGCTGGAAAAATCGGAAAAATTTTTCACTCCTACATTCATGGGAACGGCTGAAGATATATCAAAAAGAGCAGTTCGATTTTAAGACACATAAGGTAAAGATATGAACTTAAAACAATTCAAGTTGACTAATGACGATGAGATTATCTGTGAAGTACTTGAGATCGGTGAAGAGACAGGCGATGTCATCATACGTAAAGCACTCAAGATCATGTGTGCCGAAGACCTTGAAAATTCTCTTCGATACTATTCATTCAGACCATTTGTTTCGTTCAGTGACGTAGACGATCAAATCGTTGTACTGAACTCTGGACATATTATCAGTGAGGTAAATCCAACTAAAAGGTTGGCAGTACACTATGCGATGGCATTGAAAGAGGTCGAAGCAACTCATGCTAACGTGACCGATCTTGATTTTGACGAGTTCGCAGCAGCGGCCGAAACGATGGATGAAGATGAATTTCGCGAGTATGTTAAGAGCATGATAGAAGAAAAAACAGAGAAGATGACTGACTCAGGTGATACGAACGTTATTAAGTTTACACCAAAAGACACGGTGCATTGAGGGTATCTGGCTCTCCCCTCAGCTTACAGCTTATTATACCATATAAATAGAGTTTTGTAAACCCCTTAATTTAGCTGTTTACATATTTTTATTTTTGTGGTATAATATACATAATGAAAGGAAGTGAATATGGCACGTCAAAAAAGAGCAAGTATTCATTACGTAAACAACGCAGACTTTTCTCAAGCAGTTGTAGACTACGTGAGTACTGTCAATGAAGCTAAGCAAAATCAACAATCCCTTCCAATTGTACCAGACTATATCGCTCAGTGTTTCCTAAGGATCGCTGAAGGCTTGTCACACAAGTCAAACTTTATTCGCTATACATACCGCGAAGAGATGGTCATGGATGCTGTTGAGAATTGCTTAAAAGCCATTGAAAACTATGATATCGCAGCAGCGACAAGAACAGGTAAACCAAACGCATTCGCATATTTTACACAGATCGCGTGGTACGCATTCTTACGTAGGATCGCAAAGGAAAAGAAACAACAAGACATCAAGCTAAAGTATTTGACTAAGTCGGGTGTTGAGAACTTCATTGATAATGAACTCGGCGATGAGATGTCTGCACAAGTTGTAGGTGCCTTTGTTGATACATTACGAGATCGTATCGATAAGGTAAGGCATGCAGATACAGAGTTCAAAGAATACGTGAAGGTTGAGAAGAAAAAGAAACGCACTCGTTCGGTTGATTCAGATCTATCGGAGTTCTTGAAATGAAGGTAGCAGTACTCAATGATACACATTGTGGTATTCGTAACTCAGCCGAGATCTTCTTGAATAATGCTGAAGACTTTTACAAGAACGTCTTCTTTCCATATTGTGATGAGCATGACATCAAGCAGATCGTACACCTCGGTGACTACTATGATCATCGTAAGTTCGTAAACTTTAAGGCACTTAATCAAAATCGTAAGGTGTTTCTTGATGAGATGCGTAAGCGTGGTATGAGGATGGATATTATTCCTGGTAACCACGATACCTATTATAAGAACACGAACGATCTCAACAGTCTAAAAGAACTACTCGGTCACTATATGAACGAGGTACACATCATCATGGAACCAACAGTAATGGAGTATGGTTCTCTGAAGATGGCACTCCTACCATGGATTGCACAAGACAACTACCATTCCTCGATGAAGTTTATTGAGGAGTGTAAGGCTGATTGGCTCGGTGGCCACCTCGAGTTAAATGGCTTTGAGATGATGAGAGGTGTAAAGAACACACATGGAATGGACGCAGCACTGTTCAAGAAATTTGAGATGGTGTTGAGCGGTCATTTCCATGTATCTTCTCGTCAAGATAACATATGGTACTTAGGCAGTCAGATGGAGTTTTTCTGGTCTGATGCTCATGATCCAAAGGGTTTCCACGTCATTGATACAGAAACACGTGAGATTGAAAAAGTACATAATCCGTACACTTTATTTGAAAAAATAGTGTACAATGACGAAGAAACAGATTATAATAGCTATGATGTAAGTCACTTAGATAATCGCTTTGTGAAGGTCGTTGTGGTCAACAAGGCCGACACATTTACGTTCGATCGTTTTATTGATCGAGTACAGAACCAAGACATCTACGAGTTGAAGATAGCAGAGAACTTCAATGAGTTTATAGGTGAGAACGTAGAGGACGAGAACATAAGCTTTGATGATACTCAAGACATCGTTGATACATATATTGATGCTGTTGAGACAGACCTTGATAAGGATCGTATCAAACAACAGATGCGTGAGTTAATGACAGAAGCCCAAACACTCGAAGTTGCATGATAATTTTTGAAACCCTTCGGTATAAGAATTTCCTGTCAAGTGGAAATACTTTTACTGAGATTGATTTAGCAAAGAATAAGACTACGCTTGTAGTCGGTACTAATGGATCTGGTAAGTCAACTATGCTTGACGCCATATCTTTTGGTTTGTTTGGTAAACCACATCGGTCTATCAACAAGCCACAACTCGTGAACTCAATCAATGGCAAACAATGTGTCGTTGAGGTTGAGTTCAAGATCGGACAGGCTCAATTTAAGGTCGTACGTGGTATCAAGCCAAACGTCTTTGAGATCTGGAAGAATGGCACGATGATTAACCAATCATCACATGCCAAAGAATATCAGAAGATCCTCGAACAAAACATCTTGAAACTGAACCATAAATCGTTCCATCAAGTGGTAGTTCTTGGCTCCTCTTCGTTCATACCATTTATGCAACTCTCTGCATGGGTCAGACGAGAAGTAATCGAGGATCTTCTTGATATCAATATCTTTAGTTCAATGAACGTGTTGTTACGTGAAAAGACAAACATGTTGAAAGACAAGCTAAAGAGCATTGAACAGACACAAGAATTAAACAAAACAAAAATTGATACACAGCAAAAATACATCCGCGATATTACAGCATTAACAGAAGAAAATAAAAGAGAATATGAATCTAGGATTGATGAAGCGCAGAGTAACATCGATGACCTACAAGCTCAGAATAGTGAGCTTAGCTTGGGCCTCGAAGAAGATCTTCGAAGCACCGAGGAAAGGCTATCGACTCTACATGATCAACGCCAGACCCTTATGCTCAGAGGTCAAGATCTTCAAACGCAGTCGAAGGAAGTTGCCAAACGTGCCATGTTTTTCGAAGAGAATGAGGTATGTTCCGTATGCGACCAAGCCATCTCAGACTCGCATAAACATGACATTCTCGAATCTGCGAAGACAGAAGCAAGAGCGCTACAATCCCAACGCCGTACGGTTGGTGAGGACGGGACCAAGGTGGAGGAAGAGATTAACGAGACCAGCAGCGTACTTCAATCGCTTCGATCTAAAGTATCTCAACTCGGTGAGAACAACAGGGAGATCTCTAGCCTCCAACAGCAAATACAAGGTTACCAGCATTCCATAGAGAAAGATGTTGGTGCAGACCTATCAAATGCGAAAGAAGACCTAGAAGCATTGAAGAGCGAGAAGAGTGATTTGCTCGAAGACAAGCTTAAACTGTCAGAGCAATATAACTATAATACAGTTATCTCTGAGATGTTGAAGGATACAGGTATCAAGACTAAGATCATCAAACAATACTTACCAGTAATGAATGGTTTGGTGAATAGATACTTGCAAACCCTCGACTTCTTTGTACACTTTAATCTTGACGAATCATTTAACGAGACTATTCGTTCTCGTCATAGAGATGACTTCTCATATGCATCCTTCTCTGAAGGCGAGAAACAACGTATTGACTTGGCTCTCTTGTTCACATGGCGGCAGATCGCTAAGATGAAGAATAGTGTAGCTACAAATCTATTGATACTTGATGAGACGTTTGACTCCTCTCTCGATCATGAAGGTATCGGTAACTTGATGAAGATATTGCACTCTCTCGACAATGAGACCAATGTGTTTGTTATATCTCATAAAGGTGAAGTTCTTGATGGACAGTTCAACAGTAAAATTGAATTTAAGAAAGAAAAGAATTTCAGTAAAATTGTCGCATAAGTATGTACAAGCCTATGTACATGTGGTATAATAACTACTATATAATGTAATGAGGATATATGATGGAACTTACAGATAATACACTATCGGTACTCAAGAACTTTTCTGGTATCAATCAAAACCTTCTTATCAAAGAAGGCAATCAAATCAAAACTATTTCTGAGGCAAAGAACATCTTAGCAGCAGCCACTGTTACTGAGTCTTTCCCACAATCATTTGGCATCTATGACTTAAATGAGTTCATCGGTGTCATTGGCTTGGTCAATGATCCAAGTCTTCGATTCGATGATGAGTCTGTCACAGTAAGTGATGCCTCTGGTCGATCGAAAGTTCGGTACTTCTTCTCACCAGAAGAAACACTGACAACACCTCAGAAAGATATCAATATGCCTGATGCAGAAGTCAAGTTTACACTTGATTCTGATACACTCAACAAGATTAAGCGAGCTGCATCCACGCTTGGTCATGATGAGATGTCAGTATCTGTACGTGATGGTGTATTGACTCTTTCTGTGGTTGAAAACCAAAACTCAACATCAAATGCATTCTCGATCGATGTCGATGGTGAGTTTAGTAACGAGAACTTTAACTTTATCATGAGTATCGCAAACTTGAAGATGATTCCTGGTGATTATGCCGTTGAGATGTCTTCTAAGTTTATTTCTCGATTTACACATAAAGAAATGAACGTTCAATATTGGATTGCACTTGAAAAAACATCTACCTTCGGAGGTTAAAAAATGGCTGATAAAGCACAAGTAGAACAGCTTATGGATCTGGGCAACAAGGTTGCTCGTAGCTCAGTAGCTGTAATCGATGCTGTCACACAGCGTGGCGGTTTCAAAGGTGAAGAACTATCGACTATCGGTACTCTTCGTGATCAGGCTGTACAACTCGTACAAGCTGTAGAAACGATGCAAGCTGACGCTGAGTTTGAAGACGACGACGAAGCTGAAGAATAACATTTACATTCTGCTCAACCTGTGATATAATATTTTTTTGTAATGGAGCTTTGAATGTCTAATGACTTTTTATGGGTCGAAAAGTATCGTCCCAAAACAATTGATGAGTGTATTCTCCCAAAAGAACTAAAGACTACATTCAATAAGATCGTAGAGTCTGGTGAATTGCCTAACATGCTATTCACTGGCTCTGCAGGTCTTGGTAAGACTACTGTCGCCAAGGCCATGTGTAACATGCTTGATCTTGACTATATCCTCATAAATGGTTCCGAAGAGGGTAACATCGATACCTTACGCGGTAAGATCAAGCAGTTCGCATCTACAGTCTCGCTACAAGGTGGCGTTAAAGTTGTGATACTTGACGAGGCTGATTACCTGAACCCGCAGTCTACACAACCAGCTCTTCGTGGATTCATTGAAGAGTTCGCTAACAACTGTCGGTTCATCCTCACTTGTAACTTCAAGAATCGCATCATTGAACCACTACACTCTCGTTGCGGTGTATATGAATTTAATGGTGGTGATAAGGCTACTCTCTGTGGTGAGTTCATGTCTCGTTGTCAAGAGATACTTCTCAACGAAGGTGTGACTGTACATTCTCCACAGGCTCTAGCTGATATCATCATGAGATATTTCCCAGATTGGAGAAGAGTACTCAATGAACTTCAAAGGCATGGTATATCTACTGGCAACATTGATGCTAGCATTGTTAACGATGTATCTTCAACAACATACGACGATCTTTTCACTCACTTAAAAAATAAAGACTTCAAGAAGATGCGTAAGTGGGTCGTTGACAATATAGATACAGATGCTGCTGCGATCTTTCGAGGAATCTATGACCGTATGACTGAAAAGGTAGCACCTCAGTCCATACCTCAACTCGTCTTGATCCTTGCAGACTATCAATATAAGAACGCGTTTGTAGCTGATCACGAGCTAAACGTCGTTGCATGTCTGACGGAGGTAATGGCAAATGCCGAGTTCAATTAGGTTATACACCCAAAACGATTGTCCATATTGTGTAATCATGAAGAAGAAGCTTAATGAGTGGGGCTTCGGATATACAGAAATCAATGTAAGCGAGAACTTACAAGCAAAAGGTTTCTTGAAAGAACAAGGCCATCGAACGGTGCCACAGCTATACCACGGTTCAACCAACCTCAATGCTGGGGTTGATACAGTCAACTTTGAACAACGTCATCTTGAAATTATGTTGCTTGAAGCTACACATGAAAATGATGGCGGTGTGGAGATGTTTGGTTGAAGCGCGCGTGGTCTATTTGGTGCAAAACTATTGGAAGCAAAATAACAGATAATGATCGTGAAAATGATATAGCAGCTATAATACGCACTATATGGGTTGTAACTCATATGGTTGCTTGCTTTTTTATTATCGCGCACAATGGTATAAAGATTGGTTGGTTCTAATGAATCCGTATGAGTATGTGAAAGCTATCAACGATACAAAGCAAGATATCATGGTTGATGATCTTGCCGAAAAGGCATACAATGCCTATATGGTAAATCGTTCCTTATCTTATTTCCAAGATACCGTGTTGATGGCAAATGAGATGAATCGATACCACCACCTCGATAATCGTTTACAATTCGACTTTTATATAAATATAGTACGAAAGAAAAAACGGTTTTCGAAATGGATGAAACCTGAAACCGTAAGTGACGTGGAAGTTGTCAAAGAATATTATGGCTACAGTAATGAAAAAGCCAAGCAAGCCTTGACCCTTCTCACATCAGAGCACATAAATGAATTGAAGAAGAAGGTTTATAAAGGTGGAAGAAAATAATATTGTAGAGTGGACACCATCCTCTATGTTAGAGGTTATACTCAACGAGCCCGATGATTTCTTAAAGGTTCGTGAAACACTTACTCGTATCGGTGTCGCATCTCGTAAAGATAAAAAATTATATCAATCGTGTCATATCTTACATAAGCAAGGTCGGTACTTCATCGTACATTTCAAGGAGTTGTTCTTACTCGATGGTAAGAAGTCAAACCTAGAAGAAAATGACATTGCACGTAGGAATACTATCGCTCAATTGATGAGTGATTGGGGATTGATTACCATAGATAATGGATCGGGTGCAGTAGAGCCACTCGCTCCTATGAGGCAGATTAAAATTATACCTTATCGGGAAAAACAAGAGTGGGAACTTTGTCCAAAATATAACATAGGAAGTAAATGATGAAATTTATATATGATGCATGGAATGTGATTATGGATCACAAAGCAAATCCATTGAGTAATATTCAAGATTTAGGTGTACGTCATGTTGTCATGCAGGCTCTTGCATGGATGTGGTGTATTATCTTTTCTATGAGTGTTGGATCAATCACAGTGTTTGGAGTAAGTGCAGTTGCTCATGCTTTATTGATTGCAGGAATTGTAGCTACTGTAGCCACATTTGAAACAGCAAAGCGTAATCCAAAACTTTTTAACTTGCGCCCTGGATATCACAGTGTAAGTCGCAGTCGCCAATATATGTGGATTAACGGACAAAGAGTATTACTTGATGCTCGTGATCCAGGTGGCGAACACGAATAATATATATAGAATTACAGGCTATAAAATGCCTGTTGGGGATGCCGAATGGTTCGGGTCCCCCAATTAACCTTGCAAGTCATTGGAGGTACATATGACTGGATTTACTTACCCACGTAGTGGGTTTATCGGTTTCGACCACATCTTCGACCAGCTTGAGAACATTCACAAGCATGCGAAGGATCACTATCCACCACATAACGTAGTCAAAGAAGAGGACCTAAGGTTTACTCTTGAAATGGCTGTGGCTGGATTCAAAAAAGAACATATCGACATTGAAGTAAATGACGGTGTCCTTACTATTAAGGGCGATCGTCCTGCGCGGAGAGATCAAAACAAATATGTTCATAAAGGGATCAGTGCTCGAAACTGGAAAAAGTCATTTAGACTGTCTGAATATACAGAAGTAATCGGAGCAGATCTACAGGACGGAATCTTAACTGTCGAATTAGAAGTTGTCCTTCCTGAAGAAAAGCAGCCTCGTAAAATCACAATTGGTCAAAACGAGGAAAACGAAAATGACAGCAATAGCACTAAAGGGTTTTTCAACCGTGGGAGCGATCGTCAACTCGATCGTACAAATCTTTGATAGCTTAGGTAAGGCCATGATCATGGCTCGTGGAGTAGAGGCAAACTATAAAGTTGCGCATTCACTTCAGCATGAGTACCCTGACATGGGTGTACCAGCCATCGCACAGATGCTTAACGATCGTTTGCGTAAGGAGGTTTATGGTGATTAAATTTATCAAAAAGCTTTTTACGACGAAAGATCCTATAGAGTCTTATCTTGCACAATCTACAGATCTTGTTGATCTAGAGAACCGCATGAAAGAACTCAAGTATAAAGGTATTTGGATCTAATGTGGCCCTATACACAAGAAGAGGTTGAAGCCTTAAATTAACATAAATAAAAAGGAGCGTCAATCGCGACGCTCCTTTTAACACGAGGAGGTTACATGCAAGGTGAACCAAGAACTTGCAAATGTGGACATAGATGCCACTGTTATGAGCCCGATTGTAAAGAATGTGTGAACGACGTTTGTACTAAATGCAAATGTCAAGAGAATAAGAAGGACGTGCCTACTAGCATGTTGAATGGATTATGAATAAATTAAAATACGCCACTAATAATATTATACAAAGCCTAGACCCAGACGAGAGAGAATGGGAATACACTGGCACTGGAGATAAAGTCTATAAAGACACTTTTGAACCTTATCCTAAAGAGGAGAAGAAGCCATGGCGCGGCGTGGAAGAACCGTATTACGTAGATCTGCCATAGATCCACAAATGAAATATATAAATGTAAGGATCGAACAGCTAAAGTCTGATATGGCAAAAGCACACGATGAGCACGATAAGAACTGGTATAATCGTCTCATTCAAGAATTAACATGGGCTAGAGACATCGACTCTGGTCAAAAAGGTAACTGTTACATGGGAGAAAAGTATGGACTTACTGAGATTGCGTGAAGATTTAGAAGATGATGAAGGAGTAAAGTATGAGATATACTTGGATCATTTGGGTTATGCTACTTTTGGGATCGGTCATTTGGTACGAGAAGAAGATCCAGAATATGGATGGGAAGTTGGCGAGTCTGTATCAGAAGAACGCGTCGCTGAAGCTTTCGAATCAGATATTAGAATCACGATTGCGGATTGTGAGCGACTCTATGAAGATTTCCACGACCTCCCTGATGAAGCCAAGCTCATCATTGCCAATATGTGCTTTAACCTTGGATATCCAAGGCTTTCTGCGTTTAGAGGAATGAAGGCAGGAGTGGATGCTCGTGATTGGAACAAAGCGGCAGATGAGATGGTAGATTCTCGTTGGTATCGTCAAGTGCCTAATCGTGCAGAACGACTCGTAAAAAGGATGAGAGCACTCGCATAAAAGGTTTACAAACTCTTCACAATATGGTATAATAGCATCATGTTATTGGAGGTTGTATGTCATTTTATACATCAGTTGTTCGCTATGGTAACTCACTTTTATATCGTGGGTATACAGACACAGGCAAGCGTGTCTATAAGAAGGAGCATTTCTCTCCTCGCTTGTTCGTACCAGCAAAAGTAGATACAAATTGGCGTGGACTTGACGGCTCTGTCGTCGGTCCTGTCGATTTTAATAATATGCGCGAAGCCAAACAATGGCTCGAGCAGTACAAAGACGTAGCTGGTTTCAATATCTACGGTAATCCTAATTTCTTACAGCAGTTTGTCTGCCACAAGTGGCCTCATGATATCGTATGGGATCGTGACCTTATCAACGTCACAACCATGGATATCGAGACTGCTTATGAAGATGGATTTCCTGAACCAGAAAAAGCCAATCAAGAAGTATTGGCTATTACACTCAAAAATAATATCGATGGCATCTATCGTGTGTGGGGTATGAAAGACTACAACGAAGATGCTGCCTTAATCAAACCAGTTAAATATATCAAATGTCGTGATGAAGCAGACTTACTGTTGAAGTTCCTCGACTTTTGGTCTGATCATGATAAATGTCCCGATGTCATCACTGGTTGGAATGTAAAGTTCTTCGATATCCCTTATCTTGTTAATCGCGTTGCCAATGTTCTTGGTGTCGATCAAATCGCAAAGTTCTCTCCGTGGGGTATGGTCGATTTCCAAAAGGTGGTCAAGCGTGGTCGAGAGCAGATAACATACAAGATCCAAGGCATACAGACTCTCGACTACCTCGACCTCTTTCAAAAGTTTGGCTATTCGTATGGTACACAAGAATCATACAAGCTCGATCACATCGCATACGTAGTTCTTGGTGAGAAGAAGCTATCGTTCGAAGAGTCAGGTTCATTGCGTAACCTATACAAAGACGACTTTCAACGATACATCGACTATAACATGAAAGACGTGCAACTCGTTGATCGACTCGAAGATAAGATGGGGCTCATCACCCTCGCCATGACTGTGGCATACAAGGGTGGTGTAAACTATCAAGATACATTTGGCACTGTTGGTATTTGGGAATCAATCATCTATCGTAAGTTGTTCTCTGAGAAGACAATGCCTATGATTGAGCCAGACGAGATGGGCGTTCGAGACTTCGAAGGTGGTTATGTTAAACCTCCACAAGTTGGTATGCATGACTGGGTAGTTTCGTTTGATTTGAATTCTCTGTATCCAAATATTATCGTACAGTGGAACATGTCGCCCGAAACATTGAATAAAGATCCACAGTATAACAAGCCTTCAGGTGTTGATCTATACTTAAATGCCAACGAGCCTCAGGGTGGTAAACACTCGGTTGCAGCAAATGGTTCTACATATCGCAAAGACATCGATGGCGTGGTACCAAATATCATTGTCGACTACTATGACGAACGTAAGTCTGTAAAGAAGATGATGATCGCAGCAGAAAAACAATATCAGAAAGAAAAGACAGTCGATCTAGAAAAAGAGATTAATCGCCTACATAACCAGCAGATGGCGATTAAGATCTTGATGAACTCTTTGTATGGTGCTATCGGTAATAAGTACTTCCGTTATTATGACTTACGTATCGCCGAAGGTATCACTCTGACTGGTCAGCTCGCTATTAAGTGGGCAGAGAAAGCAGTCAACAAAGAACTCAATCAGATATTAAAGACTGACCATGACTATGTGATCGCAATGGACACCGATTCATTGTACATCAACTTTGGTCCACTCGTTGAGCAACTCAAGCCAAAAGATCCTGTCAAATTCCTTGATAAGATCTGTGTCGAGCACTTCGAACCAGCTATCGCAAAGGCATATGATAAACTATTCAATGTAATGAGTTGTCATAAGCCTCGTATGGAGATGGGTCGAGAAGTCATCGCAGATCGTGGTATATGGACTGCAAAGAAGAGGTATATCCTAAATGTACATAATTCCGAGGGAATCCAATACTCCGAACCTAAGCTTAAGATTATGGGCATTGAGGCCATCAAGTCGTCGACACCTGAGATTGTACGAGCTAAATTCAAGGAAATATTCAACGTCATCATTTCGGGGTCTGAAAAAGATGCTCAGGACTTCATACAGACATTCAAACAGGATTTCAAATCCCGCTCACCCGAAGAGGTGGCTTTTCCACGGAGCGTCTCGGATATTGTATCGTGGCGCGATAGGAAAACTGTTTACAAGAAAGGTTCACCTATTCACGTGCGGGGTTCCCTCGTATATAACAAAGCGCTTAAGGAATCTGGAATGATGCATAAGTACGAGGCTATTCAGAACGGCACTCGTATTAAGTATCTGTACATGAAAAGACCAAACAACGTCAAAGAAAACGTGATTGCATTTCCTGACGTACTTCCAAAAGAGTTTGGCTTACACAGTCATATTGACTATGATAAACAATTCGAGAAGACATTTATCGAGCCTCTCGAATTGATTCTCAACTCAATTGGTTGGAAAGCCGAAGAGCAATCATCACTTGAAGATTTTTTTGTTTAACTGTTTACAAATGACCGAAAATGGAGTATAATACTACTATGAAAAAATGGCATGAAGATATTAATGAGATGCACGCCAAATATGGTGTACATGAGTGGGTTGAAAGTGAAAAGACTAATGGCGATTGGTCTCGTCTTAATAAGTTCCTTGACTTTCGACTGAAGTTCTTGCAAGAAGAGTTGGATGAAACACGTGCAGCTGCGATCATGGATAAGAATCCACAAGAAATCGTAGATGGTCTTATCGATCTTTGCGTTGTGGCTATTGGTACTCTCGATGCTTTCGGTGTTGATGCACAAAAAGCATGGGATGAAGTACATACAGCTAACATGGCAAAAGAACGTGGCATTAAAGAATCACGTCCTAATCCACTCGGCTTGCCAGATCTAATCAAACCTGAAGGTTGGAAAGGTCCAGATCATGGCGACAACATTGGCTGTCTCCGGGACGCTATTCAATAGCGTCTTCGATAATAAAACTAATAAGCGCATCGAGGTACATAACTTCGATGCGTTCGAACGTGTTCTCTATGAACTATCTAAAAAACCACGAGCGTCAAAAAAAGATGCTGAGTTAATCTCTCCTGCAATATATGATGAAGGTACTACACGTGCTAATAAGAACGTAAAGTATTGGGGTGGTTGGTGTGCAGTCGATGTTGATGATATACAATTTGAAGGTAAGTTAGAAGATGCTCTTCTTAAGCACACTCGCTCTTGGCGTTTTATTTGTTATTCTACCGCCAGCAGTAGTATCGATCATCCAAAGTTCCGTATTATATTTCCACTTAAAAGAGAAATACAGAATGGCGAAATTTCTAGTTTCAATTTCGCGTTACAGAAGGCTATCGGATGTATCGGAGATGAACAAACAAAGGACCTTGCTCGAATGTATTACATTCCTGCTTTGTATGATGGTGCTAATAACTTTATCTTCTCTCGTGATGGTGATTATGTTGACCCTACAGCTCTAATGCAGGAGTTTCCTTATGAGCAAAAAGCCAACCTCAACTCATTCTTCGACAGATTACCAGAAGAAGTACAAAAGCAAATCATCGAGCACAGAAAGTCCTCGCTTGACCAGACTAATGTGGTGTGGTCGTCCTATCGCGATTGTCCCTTCTTTCCTCGTAGACTCGAATCGGAATACAGATCGATAAGCAATACTGGTTGGTATCATAAGATGTATCAGATCATGGTTGCACTTGCTGGCAATGCTATAAGTAAGAAGTATCCAATCACAGCAGATGAGATCGCAGTACTTTGTCGAGAGCTCGATGCCGAAACAGGTAATTGGTATGCTAATCGACCATTACAAAAAGAAGCAGACCGAGCGTTAGAATATGTTTACAAGAACATGTAATTATGGTATAATAGGTGTATTATGAAAGAATCAGTAAAAGTCCTACAAGAATGTGCCGAACTTCAAGTGAAGAAAGGCAATGATTATCAAAACCCGCACTCGCGGATCAAGCAAGCTGACTATTATCCACAAGGTGTAGCAACGTTGCTTGACATCGTACATGCTAAGATGCTTCGTATGCGCTCAGTCATTGAAGCTATGCAGTCAGATCCTGACTATGAACCAAACTTCGAGTCTATCGAAGACTCAGCAAAAGATATGCTAAACTATTGCTCGTTCATCGTTGAATATTGTCGTGGTCAAATGGATGGTCAAAACCCAGATCATGACTTCTTAAATCGTCCAAAGAAAGGTATTACAAATGCAACTGATGACAGTGAGTGATATTCGTGAACACTTTATCGGAGAATTAAAAGATGAAGCATTTACTACAGACAAGACTGGCCAAAAGACTATTGAACTCATCGGTGCTTCATTTCTTGCAGACGAAGTATCGATCTTTGGTGTACCTTCTGATACTTATATTAACGCTGAGCTTGATTGGTATCTTAGCGGTAGTACAAACATCAATGACATCTATAAGACAGAATCTGAATCAGATCAACAAGACACTCGACGCGACCCACCAGATGCTTGGCGATATGCAGCCAACGACCACGGAGAAATAAACTCTAACTATGGTCATCTTATCTTTGATGATAAATATTATCGACAGTTCGATAACGTGGTCGCAGAGTTACACCATAATCCAGACTCTCGCCGCGCATCGATGATTTATCAGAGGCCATCGATATGGACAGAGTTTAATGAAAACGGTAAAAACGATTTTATTTGTACTAACGCTGTTACTTATTACATTCGCAATGACGAAGTACAGTGTGTCGTACAAATGCGCTCAAACGACGTCGTGTTCGGCTATAAAAATGATTATGCTTGGCAGTCCTATGTTTTAGGCCAAGTCGCCAATACTCTCGATATTGGTGCAGGTAATATCTATTGGCAAGTTCAAAACTTGCACGTTTACGAAAGGCATTTTCATCTTGTCAAATAAGTGGGATATCAGGTTTCTTGAGATGGCTAAGCAAGTCTCGACATGGTCTAAAGATCCGTCGAGACAGATCGGCGCCATCGCTGTAGATGATCGTACAGTTGTAGCACAAGGCTATAATGGCTTTCCTCGTGGTATTCAAGATACTGATAAAAGACTAGAAGATAGAGAAGTAAAATACAAATTTGTAGTTCACGCTGAAATGAATGTGATCTACAATGCTACATATAATGGAGTATCACTTGATGGTTGTTCGTTATATGTATGGGGCTTGCCTGTTTGTTCTGAGTGTGCCAAAGGCATCATACAGACAGGTATCACACGAGTGATTATGCCCATTCAGGAAATACCTGATCATTGGGTAGAATCATGGACTTTAACACAAACCCTGCTCAACGAAGCAGGTGTCAAATGGGAGTTTATCGATGTCAGCAACACAGGATTGGATTAAAGAACAGTATGCTAAGGAATCAACGCCTATCATTACTGAGTATTCTTTACACAAACAACTGCAAGAGTTGACAGTGCGAGTAAAATCGCTTGAAGAAGAAATCGCATGGAGACAGAAAGATGAAGTCCGTCCTTGACTTTTTAGAAGGACACGAGCTGTCCGAGGATATCATAGTCCTCGGGCAGTGCCCGTCCTCTAAGATAACACCATCAGCAAATGGTACATTTCGTAGACTGAAGAAGTGGATGACTACAGTTGGAGTTCGTGAATGGGACTTTCATAACGTAATCCCAAATAAAATCAATTCTTATGATATCAAAGACGTCGACGTAGATGCGCTGTATGCTGCATGTGAAGGCAAAGGTGTGGTCATAGCTCTCGGTGGGTTTGTTCAAAAAGTATGTAAGAAATACGGTATAGATAATTACAAGATCGACCATCCATCACCACGGAATCGTAATCTTAATAGTATGGAATATGAAGCAAACATGCTTCACGAATTGAAGGAACACATTGATGTCGCTCGAGCTAACGGAATACTATGACGACTTTATTCGTTACTTTAACCTAGCCAAAGAACAACAAGTCAAATGTAATGTAGCAGAAGAAGAACCTTATGGTATGATTCCACATATGGAGTCTAACATGGGCGATGACCTCATGCATTGGATTGAACTCTATGATGTTGTCGAACGTAAGTATGCTGGCTTCTCACAGATCATGAACGATTGCTGGTCTGGCTGGACTGAAGATCATCCATATTGGAAGAAGATGCAAGCTGGCTTGGTCACACATCAACGCGAGACAGTAGCAAACAACTGGACTGGTAAACACAAAGACTTTGATTTGCCTGAGTGGTTGTATCTGTTTATCTTACATCGCGTATGCGGATCTGCTATCAACTATGCAACGAAACCTTCAGGTTATCATAACACGTTGTTGTTCACTCTTCATAAGGCTCGTACTATCGAAGACATGGTATGGCATATGAAGCGACATAAAGAACCATTCTATACATCAGTTGGTTATCAGTTTCCAAAGTTTCCTAAACCACCTCAAGGCTCAGGTTACAAGAGAGGTGGTGACTATTACTTAGCAGAATATGCTCCACGTCTTGCACGTGAGATGGCAGAATGGTTACAGAAATCAAATGAAAGAAAGGACCTTCGAGAGATCGGAGAGTTTATGGGTCAGTGGAATGAACGAAATGGTCTTAACCGCTATACTTTTCAGTATGCTGCTGTGGTTGCTGATGTTGCTGACTGGTATCCCCAAATGGTTAACAAGGAATCACCGTTTTACTACGGAACTAACGCTGTTGAGTGCATTAGCTACCTTGCTGTTAATGCAACTCGTATGAAGAAAGAGCAGTTCCTCGATGCTGTGATGGCAAAGATCTATGAGGATACTGGCTCTTATCCTTATAACGCAGAAGATGTATGCTGCGACTATATCCGTTGGGTTGAAAACTATGTCAGACCAGGTGCACACTACTCTCATGTTGACTTAGACAGCGTATGGTCATCAAGTAATATCAAGAACCATCCGTTTGGTAGACAGAAAGCTATGCTTGATCTTGGCTTAGTAGATACATTTAATAATCGTAAACATCACCCATCAGATGATACGGTATTGAAAGAAGTCAACATGTCAGTCGAAGATTACAAGGCAAAATGCGCAACGCTACACTAGAAGATTTTATAGAGCCAGACGTAAACTCTATTACCTATGAGAATACAGTAAATCCAATTCTCAAGGGTGGTAAGGTGAGTAATCACCTACTCGAGCCATGGTCACTCGAAGAACGAATACAAAAGTTCTTTGAGTTTTGTCGTGCATACGATGTACGAGAAGAGCCATTGCTCAAAGCTAATCCTCAACAGTTTTCGCATCGATTACATTGGGATGAGATGCCCTATGTAGAAGAGATGAAGGACGAGAAGGATATCAAGACCCTCTTGCATCACACCATCGTATGGTCATTTAGTAATGAGCATTGGTTGACGTTTAGGACTTTACGCGACCATGGTGTTGATGCGATGAGGAAGAGGTTTGAGAAAGAAAGGCATGCACGCTCTGACTTATTTCAAATCTATTATCCAAAAGGTACTAAAGTCAAGGACTGGTTATGTGATGTACCTCAACAGATAGCAGAAGACTGCGCTCCGTTGTTGCAGTCAAATAGACCACTTAAGATGATGGAGCTAGCGACTAAGCTCGAACGTTATACGAAAGAGAAGCATGGCTTTCGTAACGTGATGTATCCATATAAGAACCTATCTCGTCATATCGCCATGGCTCGACCAGATCTTGTAGATCCTGAATCATGGGTAACTCCAGGTACACTATCATTTTATGGTCTATGGCAGATATTTGGTGGTAAGAACCTATTTGGTAAGACAAAGTTCGAATTAGATGAAAGTACAGGTGACTATGTGCCTGTCAGCGAACAAGCAAAAGAACTTGTTCGTCAGTTTAGTGTATTAGCAAAGCATAAAGATAATCCTATGCAAAGGCAATACAACATTAACATTGAAGATAAGGCGTGTATGTGGTGTAAGCATCTGTTCATACGACACGGTGTAAAGAGTACCACGAAGAAGATACCATACGAATGGATTTATCCACGCACTTTTTCTCTAAAAAAGAGTTTACATTCTTAACTCACTGTGGTATAATACTACAATGGCACACGATAAACACGTAATCGATAATTGCAACATGGATGTCGATTCACTCCTCTTTGAAGGTGTGAGCAGTCGACAAGAAGCAAAAGACTACTATCTCAGTTTGGCTGAAAACTGGGAAGATCCTAATCCTGCGCCAGTCGTTGAAACGTATGAAGGAGTAAGAGTTGTACGAGACGATCTTATTACAGGTAGCAAAGTACGAGGTGGTGATTGCCTCATTAGTTCTCTTAATCAGCGGACTCTTGTGTATGTACAGCCACGCACAGGTCTGGCTGGCGTATCATTATTGGACGTTGCGAAAAGGCACAACAAACGTATTAAGCTTTTTATGCCAAGTTCAAAACGAATCTCGCACCACCAAGCTTGCTGTATTGAGCGAGGTGCTGACTTTGAGTTTCATCGTATTGCTGCTATGCCTAATCTTAATGCAATAGCAAAGAAGTGGGCTGATGAACAAGAAGATGCATATTTTATTCCTCTCGGTTTGAAACACGAGAAGGTAACAGCAGGCTTAGTAAAGGTAGCATCGAAGATACCAGAGCCTGAAGAAGTATGGACTGTTATATCTACAGGAGTACTACACCGAGCTTTACAAATCGCATGGCCAAATGCAAAGTTTCATGCGGTGGCTGTAGCTCGTAATATGAAGTCTGGTGAAACTGGTCATGGCAATATCATATCTGCGCCAGAGCCATTCACCACACCGATTAAAGAAGGATTGCCTCCATTCCCAACTATCGACACATACGATGGTAAGGCATGGAGATATATCCCTAAAAATAGTGGTAGAGATATACTGTTCTGGAATGTCGGTACTGAACCAGTACTCAATGATGAAACAATATACGATCGTATTGATTCGTATAGGAATTGGAAGAAAGATGAAAGTACTACTGACGGGTCTCGGACCAATATCAAACAAAATACACTCACATAAGGCTGCACAAGCAATCATCTATGCAGATCAATTGAAATCTGCTGGTATGGATGTGACCATCAACTTGGTCAACAATAAGGTGACTGACTATACACCTTATGACGAGATCTATTTTTATCATGGCTCTGATTGGAGTGGTAACCTCAACTTATTTGGTGGTATTCAGGCATATCCTAATACCGCATACGTTGAAGCACTATCTCATTTCAATGGTAAGATCAAGTCAATCCTTATTGACTTCCCAAATTATGTGTCGATGTTTCAGCAAAGATTAGAAAAAGCCGACATGACATGGACTGGTGTACATTGGGAAAATCTACGTCGACTACAAAACGAAGCTGAAGTAGTAGATCCAAACATGGTAAAGAGATATAAGAACATCGCATTCGGTGATAGCCATGCTATATGCATGTATCGGCCTGGATGGGAGAATGTATCAGTACCTTTCTCTACATTACATGGCTCAATCAATCGTGGCTTCGAAGAGTTTATTCCTGAAGGTGGAGAGTATGATAGAATTGAAACATATTTCGGTAATATTGATATACGTCATCATCTATGTCGGTTTCAGGACCCTATTTCCGAAGCACGTGCTCTCGCAGACCGATATGGATCCGAGATCGAAAGAATCAGAAAAAAATACAGAGCAGACGTGACTGCTTGGGAACCTCTACCAATTGAGAATGAATCACGTAAGATACCAAAGACTGGTTGGTATAAAGGTACACCATTTACTGGAAGTTGGGCTCAACGCACAGAGGTGAGAAATGCTTTCACAGAAAAATTAAAGTCTCACACTCAGGTTTATAGTTGGATAGATAATCTTGTAAACGCTAAAGGCGAACTTGATTTCGAAGCGATGGAAAAGCCGCAGTCAGTGCATCTGTCACGAGCATCCTATCCACATTGGCAAGGTAAAAGTTGGACTGAAGATAAAGTCGATGAACCATCATCGCTCGAAGAATTTTTTGCATAAAACAGGAGATATGCTATGAGTATTATGGATAAGCTGAAGAAGAACAGCAAGATTAAAGAGACAGATATTTTATCTGATTCTAAATTCTTCAATGAAAAAGACATGGTAACTACAGATGTACCAATGCTAAACGTTGCATTGTCTGGTTCTGTTGATGGTGGTTTGACACCAGGATTGACAGTACTCGCTGGTCCATCCAAACACTTTAAGACATCGTTTGCCCTTATCATGGCAGCTGCATACTTAAAGAAGTATAAAGATGCAGTGATGCTCTTCTATGATTCAGAGTTTGGTTCACCACAAGATTACTTCGATCAATTTGGTATCGATACGAATCGCGTGTTGCATACACCAGTCACCGATGTCGAAAAGTTAAAGTTTGATCTCGTATCACAACTCGAACAAATCGAACGTGGAGATAAAGTCATTGTTGTTATCGATTCTGTTGGTAATCTTGCATCGAAGAAAGAGCTCGAAGATGCATTGAATGAAAAGTCAGTAGCAGATATGTCACGTGCAAAAGCACTCAAAGGTTTGTTCCGCATGGTCACACCTTATCTGAACATGAAAGATATCCCATTGATTGCGGTCAATCACACATATATGGAGATTGGTCTATTTCCAAAAGCTGTCGTATCTGGTGGTACAGGTATCTACTATAGCGCAGATAATATTTGGATCCTTGGTCGTCAACAGGATAAACAAGGTACAGAGATCAAAGGTTATCACTTTGTAATCAATGTGGAGAAATCAAGGTATGTTAAAGAAAAGTCTAAAATTCCTATTTCTGTTAGTTGGGACGGCGGTGTCTCCAATTATAGTGGCATGTTGGATGTCGCTCTTGATGGTAATTATGTCGCTAAGCCTTCTAATGGGTGGTACTGCCGCGTGGATCGTTCTACTGGAGAGTTGGTGGACCCAAAGGTTCGAGAGAAAGACACGCACGGCGAAGACTTCTGGTTACCCATCTTACGGGATACGGACTTCAAAGAATATCTCAAAAACAAATACTCAATCGTGAAAGGTGAAGTAGAAGATGCCGTTGGAGCATAAAGAAAACGAAACTTTCCAGTTTATACCCGACATCGAGCATGATCAGGATTGGTGTATTCGAATCCTTGAAGGTCCATATAATGAGACTGTAATCAAGTATGGTAACATATCAGCAGATGGTGAAGGCGAAGATACATACTTAAGTTTTAACTTCTTTATCAAAGAATCTCCTGACTCTGAACTAACAGAAGATGATGAAGGTTTGCAAGAAGAAGCTGGAGCTATCTTACAAGAGTGCTTACGTGTGGCTGTCACTGACGGCTCGTTACAAATGAGTGAGAAAACAAAATGAAGATACTAGTATTTGGACTACCAGGAGCAGGCAAGACATGGCTTGCAGAACGGTTACAAAAACATATTCCTAACTGCGCTTGGTTCAACGCAGATAGGATTCGCGAGATGGCTGACGATTGGGACTTTACTCCTGAAGGTCGCCTTCGTCAAGCCACTCGCATGAGAAACATTGCAGACTTTGAAGTTGCAAATCATCGACATGTGATTTGTGACTTTGTTTGCCCTACTCAACACACAAGAGAGTTGTTCAAACCAACCGTGACTGTATGGGTAGATACTATTTCAGAAGGTCGATTCGAAGACACAAACAAGATGTTTGAAGCACCAGAAAAGGTCGACTATCATATCAATCATTATTATTCTGATAAAGAGATCGAAAGTCTAGCAGAGACTATCGTCGCTGTTGAAGAAGATAAATTTAATCGTAAACTATACATGAATGCTGGGAGTGTAGCATAATGGAGATCGAAGTACAAGGCGTCTTAGACGATGCTCATCATCAACTAATGCCTCAAATGGGCAAATTTGATTTCAAAAATCCAACCGTACAAATGTTAGGAAGATGGCAACCATGGCATCAAGCTCATACAGAGCTGTTTAAGCGTTGTCATGCCATGACTGGTCAAGTTGCAATCATGGTTCGTAATGTACCAGAAGCGAGAGAAGCAAACTCTCGTGTACCTGGTCAGGATGATAACCCATTCGATGAGATCGAAGTAGTGACAAGAATTGAAGAGGCACTGCAAAAAGAAGGGTTTACACATTGGGACGATTATGTTATAATACCAGTACCAAACATCGTTGACATTAGTTACGGTCGAGGTGTTGGTTATACATTCACCGAGCATGATCTTGGCGAAGAGATGCATAATGTATCAGCTACTAAGATTCGTGCGCAGATGCGAGAAGAGGGAACCCTTGCAGCAAAACCTTGAACTAACGATCCTTCGTAATCTATTGACTGATGAAAACTTTATGCGTAAGGTGTTGCCTTTCATCAGACCAGATTACTTCGAAGGTATCTACCGTATATTATTCAAAGAAGCAGGTAAGTTTGTAGGCAAATACAATAAGTTGCCTACAGCTGAGTCATTTAAGATCGAACTCGATCAAGCAGATGCTCTCAATGGAGAGAACTACACGGTCGCTGTCGATATCTTGCCTCAGTTGTTTTCAAGCGAGCCTATCGATGAGCAATGGTTACTTGATACTACTGAAAAGTGGTGTCAAGACCGTGCCATCTATAATGCCATCATGGAGTCAATCACTATCATCGATGGTAAACATGAAACACTAACAAAGGGGGCATTGCCTGACCTTTTAACAAAAGCGTTAGGTGTTGCATTTGATACAAATGTCGGACACGACTACATCGAAAACTTCGAAGACAGATTCGACTTCTATCATCACGAAGAATCTCGAATCGCTTTTGACCTCGAGTACTTTAACAAAATTACAAAAGGTGGAATCCCGAACAAAACTCTTAATATTGCTCTCGCTGGTACAGGTGTCGGTAAGTCTTTATTTATGTGTCATGTTGCATCGTCTGCTCTAGTAGACGGTAAAAATGTATTATATATCACCATGGAGATGGCTGAAGAACGCATTGCGGAACGTATAGATGCCAATCTACTCAACGTAACGATTGATCAACTACCGAACTTGTCTCGGGAGATGTATCGTACAAAGGTCGAAGATATCGCTCGTAAGACAAATGGTCGATTAATCGTAAAAGAATATCCTACTGGCTCTGCACATGCTGGACATTTCAGAGCTTTACTCAACGAACTCAAATTGAAAAGACAGTTTGAGCCTGATATGATCTTTATTGATTATCTTAATATCTGTGCCTCATCAAGAATGAAGGGAATGGGCGGTGCTATCAACTCTTACAATTATATTAAGGCGATTGCAGAAGAGTTACGTGGTCTCGCGGTCGAGTTCGATGTCCCTGTTTTTAGTGCGACTCAGACTACACGTTCTGGATATTCAAACTCAGATGTTGGCCTCGAAGATACATCAGAGAGTTTTGGTCTCCCAGCCACAGCAGACTTCATGTTCGCACTCATCTCAACAGAAGAACTCGAACGTCAGGGTCAAATGATGGTCAAACAATTGAAGAATCGTTATAACGATCCTACATTCCATAAGCGTTTTGTTATTGGAGTCGATCGCGCAAAGATGAGACTATACGATGCAGATGATGCAGAACAAACTCTTGTTGATGATACACCTGTATTTGACACAACTGCAGCTGGAGAAGCAATAAACCAAGCTGTACAAAAGAGAGTCAAGACAACAGATTGGAACATTTAATGAATAGAGCTGGTTGGTTAGAAAAACTTATCAATGAAAATAATTACACAAAGGGCATCGAACTAGGTGTACAAGACGGTAATACTTACAAATACCTTGTATCAAACTGCCCAAAACTCAGACTTTGGGGTGTAGATATTTGGGCAGAAAAAGATGTTAGGCAACATGGTGATACGGGCTTATTGCGTATGGCTCAAGAGAAAAATAACTATGTAGCTTTACAGGCTTATATTCGTGTGAATAACTTTCAGAATAGAGCTAAACTAATTCGAGACTTTACACATAATTGCTCTGATCAGTTTACAGATGGTTACTTTGACTTCATCTTTGTTGACGCGTCACACACATACGATGATGTCAAGAAAGATATCGAATTATGGGCACCAAAAGTAAGAAAAGGTGGTTGTATTAGTGGTCATGATATCAATATGGATTCAGTAAAGCGCGCAGTAAATGAATCTGTAGCAGATTATGAGACTACAGTCGATAACGTATGGTATAAGATGGTATGATAGGACTTGGTTTCACAGGAGGTATGGACAGCACAATGTTGCTGTACGAACTCTTGCAAGAGACCGAAGAACAAATAGTATGTGTTACTAATGATATCAGATCACGTAATACTGTAGCTGATAAAAACTCTGCGAAAGTACTAGCATACTTTCAATGTGATCGCATCACTCATTATACAGATAGTACTTACGGGGTAGATCATTTTGAAACTTATATTCGTGCTATGTTTAAGTTTAAGTTAACAGACTTTTACTTTGGTACGAGTAAGATAATTGATCATGTACTCAATGATACTCGACATACTATGCTGAATGGTCATGATCGTGTAGACTTTCGTGGTCAAGTTATTAACGGTGTAAAGATACATCAACCATACTTTGATTTATATAGGACTGATATCATAGACAAGTATATTAAATATGACATGATAGATATAATGAACATGACAAACTCATGTGACAAGTTGATTGAGAAACCATGCGGCGAATGCCAAGCATGTAGAGATAGGGAATGGTCGATAAATGTTAAAGAAAATTGCTGAACACTTCGGTGGTCCTGAATATCCAGGTCGTAGAGCAGAGATATTTCATGACACAGATAGAGATTGCTTTACTGTAAAATATTATCAAAAGAAAACTTACGAAGAACTCGTAGATGAACGTGATATGATTACTGATGGAACTGCACATAGTATGCGTTATGCCGAAGATGCAGCAGAGAACTTTTGTCTTGGTTATATGACAGTTGGTGATGGAGAGAAAAGAGATGGATAAAGTATTGAGAAGACTTGGACTAAAGGATGACTATGGTTACTGCGATACAAGTATTGTAGGCTTTATTGTGCTTTGGTCAGTATTTGGCTATGGTGCATTTATTGTTGTAACAGAAATTTGGAATAAATTCTCATGAACGTACGGTTAATTTCATATTCACAAACAGCGGAGAACCTACATGTCGGTAAAGATATCCAAGAACTCATTGCGTATTGCGCCCGTGTCTCGAACCCCTCGAACCAAAATAACGAAGAAACGTCCGAACGTCTATTATCCTATCTCGCAAAGCACAAGCACTGGTCGCCTTTCGAGATGGTGTCTGCTTGCTTAGAGATCGAGACTACACGAGATATCGCACGTCAGATCTTACGTCATAGGTCATTCTCATTTCAAGAGTTCAGTCAACGATATGCTAATCCTCTTGAAGACTTAAAGATGACTCCAACTAGCGAGATCAGAGCTCAAGACCCAAAGAATCGTCAAAACTCTGTAGATCGAGAAGACGTAGATATTCAGATGGATTGGATCAAACATCAGTGCGAGGTAATCAATGCTGCAAAGAAAGCATATGAGTTTGCCATTGATAATGGTATTGCAAAAGAACTGGCCCGTAAAGTATTACCAGAAGGTTTGACAGAATCAAGGATGTATATGAATGGCACACTTCGTTCATGGATTCATTTCATCGAGTTGAGATCTGGTAACGGTACTCAGAAAGAATGTCAAGAAGTTGCGCTTGCTTGTGCTAAAGCAATCGCTGAGATCTTCCCACTTACAGATAAATTTATCGAAAAAAATTAAAATAAAGCGAAAAAAACTGTTTACATTCCTCCCATTATAGGGTATAATAGACCTATAATCAATGAGGAGTTTATATTATGATTTCAAATTCAAAGTTTCGTTCAATCGTAAAGTCAATGCCTGTTGAAAAGCAGTGGGAAACTATCGATCGTGAACTTCGCATTCTTCCAGAGTTCATCATGGAAGAAGTTGCTCGTGTCCCTGTGTTACCTAACACAGACAAAGTAATCAAGAAGCTTGAGTCTCGGTTAAAGTGTGCTCGTTTAATGAAATCATCATTGCTTGCAAATGGTCGAGTTGTATAATGCTTAAGTACCTTGCACCTCTATTCGCTGTAGCATTTATCGGTGGCTTTGTCACTGGTAAATCTGCATTCGGAGCTACAACAGCAGAAGCTGGCATGTTTCATTCATCTGAAACAGAGCAAAAGTGTCTTGCTGATAACATTTATTTTGAAGCTCGTAATCAACCTGCGAAAGGAATGATCGGTGTCGCTCTTGTCACTCGTAATCGCGTTAATGATAGTCGTTTTCCTCATTCATACTGTGAGGTTGTACAACAAGGACCTACACGTTCATCGTGGAAAGATATTGACATTGAAGTCCCTATTCGTCATCGGTGTCAATTCAGTTGGTATTGTGATGGGAAGTCTGACGATATTCCTTATTATGATGTTGACGTTTATCAATTTGCTCGGACCATCGCTTTTAAGGTCTATTATGGACATCTTGATGATTTTACCGATGGTGCAACACATTATCATGCAACCTACGTAAGTCCTGAATGGGCTTCTTCGAAGACCTTAACTTTGATCGTCGATGATCATATCTTTTATAGATGGGAAAAATAATGGAAAAACAACTTGAAATCGATTTCACTTATCCAGATCAAACAACTAAAGATGCAATGAGTAGTGCTACTACTTTTACCATCAATATGGATGACTTAAGTACTACCGAATATTGGAATGATTGGAATGGTTATAATCAGAACTATGATTTCGGTGAATTTACAATTGATATTGGTCGACCTGATTATAAGTTTAATGAAGGTTTATTGATCGAAGAGTTCAAAGAATATATCAACTCTACATACACGAGTCATTACGCAAAAGAAAAGTTCCAAGCCACCGAGTTTATCATTGACGGTGGACATGGAACTGGATTTTGTATCGGTAATGTGTTAAAGTATGCTCAACGATATGGTAAAAAAGGTAATGCTACCGATGCTCGTAAAGACCTAATGAAGGTTCTTCATTATGCTTTGATACAACTATACATTCATGATTCAGAGCATTTGATAGAAAGCAAATGCTAGTAGTCCAATCATACCTGAGATTACAGTAGCAGCGATAGCGAATTGTTTTAATGATTCTTCAAACTCTTTTTGTTTTCGAATCTTTTCTCGTTTTATCTCTGCTATACGCTCTTTCTCTTCTCTGATTCTCTTGGCTCTCTCATCTACGATGGTTTGCCAAGTACCTGGGCCAAAACGCATATCGATCATGTTACGCATTTCTTGCATCTTTTCTTGTGCTAGTTTAGCGTCAATTACTTCTTGAGCAACGTTCTTAATGCCAAACTGGTCACCAATAGTTTGACCAGCTTTACGCGAACGAGCTTTTTGAACCTGTTCTTCACCGACGAACAGGTTCTCGATTTGGCCAGTAATGTCACGTATATCGTTGACTGTGTTGATATTACTTTTGATAAAGTCAACCGATTGTTTGACGAGGGCGATCCCCGTCAGAACTTCTGCGACAACCATTTTGATCTATCCTCTGTGAAGGGTTAGAATAGATGTATGTCAATGAAATAATACTATAGCTCACTCTATCTTATTTATATAAAAAGTGATATATAGTACTGAAGATGTTGAAGATAGGCTGGACCCGGGGGCGGTACCCGGCGCCTCCACCATAAACACATGATAAGAAAAATATTAAAAATAATATATGCTTTGATAGTCATTTCAATTATTTTAATTGTTATACTATTTGAATATTTTCGTGGAGATTATCGTGTTTTTATGATGGGGGCGAAATAGGATCGACAGATATTGAGTCTTCAAAAAAGTAACTGCAAACGATAACTTTGCACCTTTGGCTGCCGCAGCGTAGTCATTGGGCCCGCCGGAGCCTCGAAACAGAATCCGGCACCTTCCTTAAAAAAAATTCATTTTAATGCGTTTTTACTGTTTACAATGCTCCCATTTTATGGTATAATATTCCTATAAAATGAATTAAGGAGCTAATCATGAGATTCACCGTTTGTCAAATTCGTAAAGACCTTAAAAATGACCCACGTGCTTTCGAAGCAATGGTTACTGGCGATGTTGATCCAGTATTCTTTTTGTCAGCATACGAAGAAGTTTGTGCTATTGAAGCAAAAGATCTTGATGAAGTATTC